GTGCTGTAAGTGGTACAACTGGTACATTCAGTGGTGCTGTAAGTGGTACGAATGCAACCTTCACAGGTAATGTTGATTTAGGAAATGCAGCAGCTGATACAATATCAATGACAGGTAGTGTTGATACTAATATTATTCCAACTGGAACACGTAATATTGGTAGTGCAACAAGTACTTGGAGTACTGTATACGCTACAACGTTCTCAGGCACAGCGACTACAGCTAGATATGCCGACTTAGCAGAAAATTACTTAGCAGATAAAGACTACGAAGCAGGTACAGTAGTTGCGCTAGGTGGCACAGCTGAAGTAACTACTACAAGCTCTATGAGAGATCATAGAGTAGCAGGCATTGTTTCAACTAATCCAGCACACTTAATGAACTCACACTTAGAAGGCGAACATGTTGTTGCTGTTGCACTAACGGGGCGTGTTCCGTGTAAAGTGCTAGGCAGAGTTGCTAAAGGTGATATGCTAGTGTCAAGTACTATTCCTGGATATGCTATGGTAGATAACAATCCGGGCGTTGGTACAATGATTGGTAAAGCAATTGGGGACAAATTAGACGACAGCAAGGGAGTTGTTGAGGTATTAGTCGGTAAGTAACAAACACGATAAATATATAAAATAGGAAACGAAACATGGCAAACAGAATACCGCTAGTATTTGATACAACACAAAATAAGATTAAAGAGTTACCATCCGGTGATAATCTTAATATGTCTAGTAGTAGTATTAATGATGCTATTAATATTACTGCATCAGGAACAATAGCAGCTAACACAGTTAACACAGTAAACTTAAATATTGCAGGAAACGCTATAGCAGAAGTAGCAAAAACAAATAGCTACACTGATTTGAGTAACCTTCCTGCATTATTTGACGGTGATTACAATAGCTTAACTAACAAACCGTCAGCAATATCTGCAGACTGGGCTGACATTACTAACAAGCCGACGGTTGCTTCAAAGCTAAGCCAATTAGTTAATGATACTAATTTTATAACAAATGCACAAGTATCTATTCAAGCAACTCAGGTTGCAGGACTATCAGCTGTTGCAACGGGCGGATCTTGGACAAACTTAACTGACGCTAATCAACTAGTTACTAAAAGCGAAATAACTGGCGGCGCATTAACTATTGATGTTAATAACACCGGAGACTTAGAAGGAAGTGTATATAGTGCTGATGGTAATAAATTATTAGTAGACGGTATTAACAAGCGTCTACTAGGTCCTTTAGTGGGCAATGTTACAGGTGATGTTACAGGCAATGTTACAGGCGATCATATTGGTAATGTATATTCACAAGACGGTGCTAAACAAGTATTATATGCAGGTGTTACACAAAATGATGATGCATTATTTAGAGGTAATATTGCAGGGCAAGTGTTTTCACCAGACTTATCAACATTAATAATTAGTGAGGACGGAAACTTTTATGGAGACTTAAAAGGTTCAGTGTTTGGCGATGACAGTTCTGTAATAGTTGATTCTCTAAACAATACTATAAATGCTAATTTAATATCTGCTACTACGTTCAATGGTAGTTTACAAAAATTAGGCAGTAGTCTAAATCTTACTTCTGATAGCGGCATCCAATTATTGCCAAATGGAAGTTTGAATGTACCGAACGCAACTACAATAACAATTAACGCCAGTAGCACTATCGGATTAACGGCAACAGATAACTTAACACTGACATCGGCATCGGGAAATGTTATTATACAAGACCACATAAGTATTACAGACTTAAAAACATTAGTTTTTGGATCAGCGGACTTTGATGCATTTAAGACAGCAATAGCAGCACTATAACGGAGATACAAATGTCAATAGGATATATTAATACAGGAACAATTGCAAACGACGGAACCGGCGATGATCTTCGTGAAGCATTTATAAAAATAAATGATAACTTTGAAGAATTAGATTTAAGAATTATAGAAGAAACTGTTATAGAAAATAACGGTAGTATAGGCGAAAGTCTTTATACAGGTAAAAACGACGGTATACACGGCTTTAAAAGAATTAATGCAGGAAGTAATGTTACACTTGCATCAACTGAAAATAGTATTACAATTAATTCTGCAGCGGCATTAGATGAATTAATTATTGTAAGCGATAATGGTACAATAACCGTAGCTCCTGGACAAACAATGAGCATACAAGGCGGTGAGGGCGTTGGTACTAGAGTTAACGGACAACAATTAATTATTGACTTAGATACTACAGGAATTTTATCACGAGATACAGCACCTACACTAAGCAATACATTAAGTGCAAATAATCATAATATTATTGGCGCAGGCACAATAACCGCAACAACTGTTAATGCTTATATAGAAGGATTAGTATACGGATACGATGTTAGAGAATTTGGTCCATATTTGAGTGGATTCGACTTTGGCAGTATACGTAATACTTACAACAATGCTTTAGAGTTTATTTTAGCTACTGTAGACCTTGACTTTGGTGCCGTAACACCTGAAACCGGAGATACAGTAGACCTTGGCTTTATTGTTTAATAAGGAATAAAATATGGCGGATCTATGGAGTCAACCTTCAGGAACATTACTTGCTAACTTAGAAGAAAATGTTACTATAACTATACCACTACCAGTTCTTAACAGATCAACTGTTAAGCTCATTAGTGGCAAGTTACCACCTGGGGTACGACTAAGCGGAAGCAGTATAATAGGCACACCGTATGAAGTAGCAAGAAAAATTGAATACCGGTTTGTACTAAGAGCAGAACTAGACAAAGTTGTACGAGATCGAACATTTAAATTAACAGTGTCGGGCGCAGATGCACCTGACTGGGTTACTGATCCAGGACTACTTCCGGTTGGTAATAATAATACATTTTATATATTAGATAGTAGCCCAATTGAGTTTCAGCTTATAGCTACTGATGATGACTTAGCAGCTGGTCAAACCTTAGAATATTATATAGGCGAAGGCGACGGCGAACTTCCACCAGGCACTGAACTAACTACTGATGGCAGAATTATTGGTATTGTTGATCCTATACTTGCAATTGAAAAGGGATTATTGTATAGTTACGGAACATACGATACAACACCATACGATATAATTAATGGCGGCTATGACTTTGGTATTAAAAGTTCAAACGGATTTGATAGTTTTTATTATGACGCAACTGTTTGGGATTTTAGTTACAGTGAAAAGCCGCCGAAAAAACTAAATCGATATTATCAATTTACTGTTAATGTAACAGATAGTGATACAATATCGAGGCGTACATTTAGAATATTTGTTGTAGGAGATGATTTCTTCCGTGCAGATAACACAATATTGCAAGTTGGTACAGGTACATTTACAGCTGACAATACTAACTTACGTGTGCCAATATGGGTTACTCCTGGAGACTTAGGAGTTAAACGTGCAAATAACTATATTACTATTCCATTAGATATTATCGATACAAATACACAAGTAGGATTTGTAAGTTACAGTGTAACTGATACAAACGATGACGGAAGTCCAAGTATATTACCACCAGGCATGGACTTAGATTTATCTAATGGAGAAATTGCAGGACGAGTCCCGTATCAAGGTGTAGTATCAAAAGAATATAAATTTACTATTAGGGCTACACGTTACACGCCAGACCAAGTAGATGAAAACGTAAGTTCGAGAAAAACTTTTACACTAAGATTATTAGGAGAATTTAATTCTAATACAACATGGGTTACTACTACTGATCTAGGAACTATTAACTCAAATGTAATTAGTGTATTAAAAGTAGAAGCAACAACAGATGTCCCAGGAGCTAGATTACTTTATAGTCTTGCTAGTGGAAGATTACCGCCCGGACTACAATTAAGTTTTGATGGCGAAATTGTTGGAAAAGTTAATGCATTTGGTCAAAACTTTTATCGAAGTATTTGGAGAGCTGGCAGAAACTATAAAATAGGCGATGTAATAAAATATAATAACCAACTGTATACTACTAATAGTGATCACCTAAGTGCTAGTTCAGGTATCTTTGCAGATGATAGTGCATTATGGATCGAGTTTGCTTATGTAAGATCAGGATTAACTGTATTTGATCGTGACACGTTTACTACAGACGGTGCTGAAACTACATTTGATAGAGTGTATAAATTTACAGTAAATGCAGAAGACCAATACAAATATACTATAGCTAAACGTGAATTTTCAATTAGAGTTCGCGATCCTAACACTGTAAGATATAGTAATTTGTTTTTAAAGCCTTTCTTAAAAGAAAACATACGTCAGGAATTCAACGCATTTATATCAGATCCGGAAATATTCATACCTGATAATATATACCGTCCGCAGGATCCTAACTTTGGAATTCAACGAGAAATTAAAGTTCCAGTATATTACGGTATTGAAACAAAAAGTTTAGATACATTTGTAAGTGCAATATCAATTAACCATAAAAGAAAACAGTATCGTATTGGCAGTTTAAAAACAGCAGTAGCAAATGAGCCCGGCACAAACAATATTGTATACGAAGTATTATACTTAGACGTAGTTGATCCAGCAAATCCAGAATCTGGTAGAACAAGTAAAAAAATTAATATAGGATCAAATAAAAAACTTACTGTTGATACTGTTTCTCAAACACCAAAAGACATGTATTATGATTGGCCAGAAAAACCGTCATTTAGTATACAAACTAGATCTAAAAATATAACAGTTACATTAGATGAAGACTTTGAAATAATTACTAAAGAAGACGGCGCTATTAAAATAAACTGGGGACCTGGTATAGAGATAGACGGAAGAACTGAAGATAAGTTACTTACTATTCTAAAAGGACTAGGTCCTACTATGACGTTACGTCCTGAATATGAAAACAATATTAAAGCTGATACTAATGTAGTTAATGCATCGCAAACAACTGACAGTGTAAAGTATATTAGTAACATTTCAAACATGCGAGATAATATTAGAATTACAGGAGAGACCGATAGAAACTTTGTTCCGTTATGGATGCGAAGTTCGCAACCAGGTAGTGTTAATGAACTAGGTTATACTAGTTCTATAGTACTATGTTACTGTAAACCAGGAACTAGTGAAATAATTAAAAGTGCTATTAACGCTAACGGATTTAACTTTTCTAAGTTTAACTTAGATATAGACAGATACATAATAGATAGTACAGACATAACAAGCGAACCACAGTATTTAATGTTCGCAAATTATAGATACAACGTTTAAACCAGATAAATAGAAACGTAGGAGATAAACACATGGCAGACAGTGCAATTACATACACAGGTATTGATGAAGAGTTTCCGGTACCGGGACAAGATAACGATAGCCAAGGCTTTCGTGACAACTTTTCACAAATAAAAACAGCTCTTGAAACAGCAAACGGAGAGCTAACAGATCTCCTTACAGCGGTAGCACGTACAGACGGACTTAATAATTTCAACGGCAACACTATTCAGAATGCAAATTTACTTCAAAAGATTAACGTGAACAGTGCGCTTACACTAACATTTACTAATTTCCCAACAGGTGGCGCAAAATATGCTTCAACAAGGTTAATATTAAAAGGTATTGGCTCGGGGCCGCATACAGTTAATTTTGAAACAGGCGGAAACGGTGATTTATACTTTAATAATAAAGCAGCAGCTGTCGACGGAAACGGCAACTTTACTTTAAGTGATTCTGATCAACCTAAAGTAATTGATGTATGGTCCGACAACGGTCTTGATATATACATTGATTATATCGGACAGTTTGAACTTCAAGCATAATATGTTTCATCCTTTAGCAAATATGGGCGGCCTGACAGACGCAGAACTCGAAAATAAAATTTCTGAGTTGGGCCGCAAATATTTTCAATCATCAAATCCTGATGTACAATCTCAAATTGCTACGTTACTTGAAATGTACAAAGAAGAATCTTCTACGAGAAGAACTATAGCTGCACAGCGACAAAGAGATAATGATGAAAATGATGAAAATTCTCTTGACAATCTAATAAAAGTCAGTTAAAATAACTGTATGATTATAAAAACTGACGACCTAGGAATACCACGATTTACTAATCACGATCTTGTTGACATGATTTATAGTGGTCATGCAGATAAAGTGCATGTTGTGCTTTGTGAGCCTAGTGACGATATTAACATGTTTAATGTTGCAATGGAACAGCAAGGTATGGATCCATTGCAAAAGTATATCCCATTAGATGTAGATACTAAGACTTTTGACGGTGTATGTCAAAGTGAATGGTTTATGCCTGATGAGTACAAAAATTTTGAAATTCATAATTGGCTATTGCAACATTGTAAAACTACAGAAGAGCATAATAGAGTAACCGAAGAACTAGCAGCATACGGTAGTAGAGGCATGAATGATTTACTACGCTACATGAAGTATCTTGTAGACTTTATGCGTGAGAACGACATTGTATGGGG